AGAAGTTTGAGACAACAACTGTTGGTGTAAAAGTTTTAGGAGCAGAGGCATCTGACGCTAATTTAGAAATGTATGCTGATGAGGGAGACGACGCTGCTGATAAATGGAATATTTATGCAGCAGCAGCAGGTCATTTTGGTATTAATAATTTTGCCTCTGGTGCTTGGGAACAAAATATTGAATGCAACCCAAATGGAAATGTAGAACTCTATTACGACAACTCTAAGAAGCTTGAGACAACGAGTTATGGTTTTGCATCTAGTGGATACTCTTCTATAGGTGATGGCACTTGGGCTTATCTTACTAATGATAGTAATAAATCTGCTTGGGGAAATGATCAAGATCTACAGATCTGGCATGATGGATCGCATGGATACCTAGATAATAATACTGGCTGGATGCATCTATTATCAGATAATTTCGCCATTAAAGATACAGGTGGTGGAGACGCTATGATTTACTGTAACCATGACGGATCAGTAGATCTTTATTGGGACGGCAGTAAACGAATTGAGACAACTCAGTACGGAGCGAAGATAAGTTCTAATTTATCAGCAGGATATTTAGAAGTTTCTACTTCATTAGCTAATGGTAGTGGTCATCTTGAAATTATAGGTGGTGATGGTGGTCCTGCGGTATTTAGTATGACTTCGGACGGAGGAGATAATGATACTGATAAATTCCGTATGCAGGTAGATGATGGTGGTCCTTTCTATTTAAAAAATAAATATAGTGGATCTTGGGAAAACAATATCATGTGTGCCGGTAACGGACGTGTAGAACTCTATTACGACGGCGTTAAACAGTGCGAAACCAATTCGGGAGGAATGAATTGGGCTGACGGTAAAAGAGCTTATTTTGGAAATTCATCTGATTTACAGATTTATCATGGTACTGATTCGCATTCTTATATATCAAATACCACAGGTAATTTATATGTAAATAGTGCCGAAATTAATTTTTCAAACGTAGCTAATAATGAATTTCTTGCAAGATTTATAGCAGATGGAGCCTGTATGCTCTATTACGACGGAAGTAAGAGGTTTGAGACAAATAGTGGCGGAGTAGAAGTAACTGGTGGCACATTAAATATGGATAGTGCTGCTATTCAATTCGCTGGTAACTTATCTTTACCCAATGTAGGTGCTTGTATATTTAGACCTGCTGCTGATACAGTTGCTTTTGGAATTAATAATGGTCAAAGAGTTAGTGTTAATCAATATGGTCTTTTATTTGGAACTGATACAGCAGCAGCGAATGCTCTGGCTGACTATGAAAGAGGCACTTGGACTCCTGCTGATGGAAGTAGTGGTAGTTTAACTTTTACAGTTGGAAGTGCTTCCTATGTGAAAGTTGGAGATTTAGTTTTTATTAACTTTTATATTGTCTACCCTACTACCAGTGATAGTGCAACAGCTTATATTACAGGATTACCCTTCACTCCAAAAGCTGGCCAGAACTATTCCTATTTAGGTGGTCGTATATCTAATCTGACAAACAATGTTGCTGTACAAGTCAATGCAGGTAGTGCCTCTCTTCATGTTTATGTAGGTGATTCGGCTTATACAAATTCGCAATTATCTGCAAAATACATATTAGTTAGTGGCTGTTATTCAACTGCATAATTCTTGGACCGTTAGCAAGTCTCTAAACTACGCCGTAAACCTGTTTTAATCGGAGATTAATCCTAAATGGCCTTAACTAAGACCCAAGAGAACGATAAAATAGAGGTCGCTCAACGTTGGAACGTTGGTGTTCGATGTGCAACCATTATAAAAGATGATGGGGTTGAGATTTCTCGTACTTTTCATAGAAAGATATTAACACCAGGAACACTTGATGGAAGTGATAACTTGGTTGATACAGACCTTAGTTCTGAGGACGCTGATGTAAAAGCAATTGCAGAAGCTGCATGGACTACACAAGTTAAAGCAGACTATAAGGCTTCTTTAATTGCTAATAAAGACGCTAGCGCTACACCGTAAATTCCGTAATGGCCATTATTGGTCACACACTTAAACTCTTCTTATCTAACATTTTCTTATGTCAACATTAATCGAACGCAGAGATGCACGTAAAGCAGAAGCACAGGCTTTGGCTGATACTTTCAATGCCTCTAAGCAAGAAATAGATAAGTTAAAGAAAGAGATTCAACAGAAAGAGAATGAAAATGCACAAGTTTATGCTGATTTCACTGTTAAAAATGCACAGTATGCAGAGCTAGAACAGATGATTAAAGAAGACGAAGGAGTAACTGTTGACACTGAAGCTCCACAAGAGGGCTAAACTCAAACTAAACGATTTAATCCAATGGCAATCGTAAAAACCTGGGAAGTGAACACGATGGAACGTGACATTTCTGACGGACACGTTAATAAGGTTATCTATCGTGTTAAAGCGATTGATGATTCTGATAACACAGAAAAAGATGGTACAAGACAGACAGGTGAAGTGAATTTCGTTAAACCTTCCAGTCTTCCTTCTGATTTTAAAGCTTACGATTCTTTAGATGCTGCTACTTGCATTTCATGGGTCAAAACTGCTTTAGGAACTGACGGTGTTGCTGCTGTAGAAGCTGCGATTGATACCGCTTTAACTCCTGCTACAACTGCTGTTGGTAAGCCCTTTTAATTATGGCAACTACATCTTGGGGTCTAGCTAATACAGACTATGACCTCAGTGATGGGTTTGTTCATACAGCCCATTACACCGTTCAAAGAGTTGATGGATCGTATTCTGCTTCTAGCTATGGTAGTTGCAGTTTGACAAAACCTGAGTCTTTAACAGAACGTACTGATTTAACAACAGCAGATATTATTGCTGACGTTAAAAATGTACTTGGTACGGATGCTGTTATAGCAATTGAAAACGGATTACAGCTTCAGATTAGTGAAGAAAAGACTCCTACTCAAGGATCTTTTGTTCCTGCCTCTTGACTGTTATTCGTGATCCGTTTCCTCCTGACCTTAAGGAGGAGATAAAGAAAATTATAGAACCTAGTATTTTTAAAATAAAAAGAAATATCAATGTCAAGTATGTAAATAATGCTGCAATTTTTGTTGATGAAAAGGCTTTAATAAAACAAAAAGAATTAGAAGGTTTTGAAATAGATGGGGCTAAAGATAGAACAAATTTAAAAAATTTTTCTAATTATTTAGAACGTATTAATTCAAGTATATTTGATGAATTAACAGAGATTCTAAAAAAGGTTTATCCCAATAAGCAAGTTAGATTAAGTGGTTCATTTCTTTATCCAGATACGGGATACATGGGATGGCATACAAATTATTTAGATCCTTGTAAACGAATATATATTGTTTATGCAGAGGAAGATAAAAGATCTTTTTTTAGATATGAAGAAGACGGTAAAATTATTACTGATTTTGATGATAAAGGTCTAACAATTAGAGAATTTGATATTCCTGGTACAGAACCTTATTTTTGGCATTGCGTCGGAAGTACTTGTAATCGTTTTAGTTTTGGATTTCGTATTGAGGAATTGAATTGAGCTGTATTTTTAATACCATGTGTAACGGTAACAATGCGACTAAAGCCATAAAAAGGATTAGAGTTGTGTGAGTTACAGCTTTTAAAATTGCTTCTCGTACCATGCAGAAGATTCTAAACATTATCAGTGTAATCTCTTTTGTGCTTGTAGCAGCAATCACTGGTGGCGGGGTGTTTGGTTATTTATGGATAACGAATGAGGATAATCAAAAGATGCTTCAAGATAAAGCAATGGAAAAAGTGATGGGTGCGATTAAGATTCCTGGTTTGTCTGGACCTGCCTTGCCTACTGGAGCGTTAACACCTGCACAACAAAAGAACGAAGAGAAGAAAGCATTGAAGTTTAGTAATCCTTTCTAAGTTGATCCCTAAAATTGAAATTCCTGCTATAGGAGTTGAGCCTGTAAAAACATATTTAATACAAGCACCTGTTATTAATGCTCCGAACGTACCAATCAATGTACCGATAGGTTTTCCGATTATTGAAATGCCTTGTGTCAAGGCAAGAAAGAGTATTGAAAACGATGCGCTAATTGAGAATGATCCAGATGGAAATATGATTCTGTGTCCTGCACAGACACCAAGTTATGAGCCTATGAATTATGAT